GCCGGAAAGCTTGCGAGGGCATTTTGCGCCGGGCATCACGCCGGGGCAAGCAACTCCCCGAACTGCTGAAAATGGCGCTGACGATGCAGATAGAAGACATGCCGAAGTAAGCAATGTTTGTGCGTTTAAGCTAGGAAATAGTGAGCAAGCACGAAGTATTGGATATGCTGAAGAATTAGCGCCGACTCTCAATGCTGAGTGCGGCGGAAACAAACCTGCATGTGCTTATACCCTTAAAATCCGTTCAGGATGTGAGGGCGGAGGCAAAGGCCCACTGGTGCAGACCGAAAAAAGCGCCACCCTTTCTACCCTGCAAGATCAGACAGTATTTTGCATTTATGGCAATTTGATTGATAGAGAAACCAATCAAAATGGTAGTGGAATCAAACAGGATTGTAGCTTTACTCTTAACACTGTAGATCGCCATGGATTTGCTTATGCAGATAGTTGCGATAATTACATCAATCCCGTAGCCGAGCCAAAGATTTACGATGCAAGGGGCAACGGCGATGGTATAACATCCCCTACCATGACCGGCGACCACAATAGCCGCGTGACAGACTATACCGCCATCACCTTACAAGGAAATGAAACGACCAATACATTGATGGCGCGTGACTATAAAGGTGTCGGCCGCGATGATTCTCTTGGAAAAATTATTGCTCAAAAAATCATCCGCTGGATTGTTCGCCGCCTGACTCCTACCGAGTGTGAGCGCCTACAAGGCTATCCCGATGGCTGGACAGACCTCGGCGAATGGGTAGACAGCAAGGGCAAGACCCACAAGGCCGCTGACACGCCCCGGTATAAGGCGCTGGGCAACTCCATCGCCCTGCCGCAGTGGTACTACGTTCTCGGTGGTATCGCTGACCGCCTGCCGGATAATGCCACGCTCGGCAGCCTATTCGATGGCATCGGCGGTTTCCCGTATGTGTGGGCACAGTTACACGATGGACGCAAGGAGTTATGCGTTTGGGCCTCGGAGATTGAGGAGTTCCCCATCGCGGTCACTAAAAAATGGTTCCCGGAGGCTTAGGATGGAAAACTACTTTGATTTTGTCGTTCACAAATCGGAACGGGCCGTACATACCGATAGCATCGCCCTGACCGTGGACGACCTCAACAATAAGCTGTACGACTTCCAAAAAGACATCGTGCGGTGGGCGCTGGCAAAGGGCCGCGCCGCTATTTTTGCCGATTGCGGCCTCGGCAAGACCGCGATGCAGCTTGAATGGGCGCATCGGGTGTGCTTGCATACGGGTGGAAACGCCCTCATTGTAGCGCCGCTAACCGTTTCCCCGCAGACCGTGGGCGAGGGCATGAAATTCGGAGTGCCCGTCACCCTTTGCGAAACCGCCGATGACATCCAGCCCGGTGTGAACATCACCAACTATGAAAAGCTGGACAAGTTCGCCGGGGCGCATTTCTCGGCGGTGGTGCTGGATGAATCCAGCATCCTGAAATCCTTTACGGGCAAGGTGCGGAATCAGATCATCGACTTTTTCTCCGATACACCGTTCCGGCTGGCCTGTACCGCCACCCCCGCGCCCAATGACTTCATGGAACTGGGCAATCATGCGGAGTTTTTGGGCATCATGTCCTACTCTGAGATGCTGTCCATGTTCTTTGTCCATGACGGCGGGCAGACCTCCAAATGGCGGCTCAAGGGCCACGCTGAGGACGTTTTCTGGCAATGGCTGGGTAGCTGGGCCGTTGTGATGAACAGCCCCGCAGACCTCGGCTATGACCTGCCGGGGTACGACCTGCCGCCGCTGAGGGTGCATGAGGTCATTGTTGATGGCGATGAACCAGTCACCGAAAGCATGACGCTAACGCAGCGCCGGGATGCCAGACGGGCTACACTTGCAGAACGATGCCAAGCGGCGGCCAATCTGGTGAATGACGACCCCGGCGAACAGTGGCTCGTGTGGTGCGACCTCAACTCGGAGAGTGAGGCGCTGGCCCACGGTATCCCCGATGCGGTAGAGGTCAAGGGCAGTGATAAGGCATCACTGAAAAGCTCTCGCCTGCTTAGCTTTTCAATGGGTTTTAGCCGGGCGCTCGTCACCAAGCCCTCTATCGCCGGATTCGGCATGAACTGGCAGAATTGCCATAAGATGATATTTGTCGGCCTGTCTGACAGCTATGAGCAATACTATCAAGCCGTGCGCCGCTGCTGGCGATTCGGACAGTCTAAGCCGGTGGACGTGTACATCGTCATCAGTGCCCGCGAGGGCGCGGTCAAGGCCAATATTGAGCGCAAGCAGGCCGATTGTGATAAGATGCGGACCGCGATGGGCGAACAGACCCGCGAAATCGTCAAAAAGCAGTTGCAAAGCACCTGCCGCCTGACAACGCCCTATGAACCGCAAACAACTATGACACTGCCTGCATGGGAGGAATTTAACCATGAATGTGCTTAATCAGTTGATCGACAGCGCACAGCGCTGGGCAATGTATCAAGGGGACTGCGTGGAAACCCTGCGCGGCATCCCCGATAACAGCATCCACTATTCCATCTTTTCCCCGCCGTTTGCCAGCCTGTACACCTACTCCAATTCTGACCGCGATATGGGCAACAGCAGCGACGGCGCGGAGTTCGCACAGCATTTCGGCTACCTCGTGGCGGAGCTGTACCGGGTCATCATGCCGGGTCGGCTGGTATCCATCCACTGCATGAATTTGCCCGCCATGAAATCCCGTGACGGCTTTATCGGTATCAAGGATTTTCGCGGTGACATCATCCGCGAGATGACCGAGTACGGATTTATCTTTCACTCGGAGGTATGTATCTGGAAAAACCCGGTCACGGAGATGCAGCGCACCAAGGCGCTGGGCTTGCTACACAAGCAAATCCGCAAGGATTCGGCGATGTCGCGGCAGGGGCTGCCCGATTATGTCGTGACATTCCGCAAGCCGGGTGAAAACCCTGAGCCTATCCCCCACGACCATGATTCTTTCCCGGTGGATGTTTGGCAGAAATACGCCTCGCCCGTCTGGATGGATGTGCGGCAGTCTAACACCTTGCAGCGCAAAAGTGCCCGCGATGAAAAGGACGAAAAGCATATCTGCCCGTTGCAGTTGGATGTAATCGAGCGGTGCATCGACCTGTGGACGAATCCCGGCGACATCGTGCTTGACCCATTCGCTGGTATCGGTTCTGTGCCCTATCAGGCCGTACTCATGGGTCGTCGTGGGCTGGGCGTCGAACTGAAAGACAGCTACTACGCACAGGCCGTGAAAAACCTTGAGGGCGCAGCCACCGAGGCCGACAGCCACGAAATCAACACCAATGTGCGCCTGCGATGCCCCGTGTGCGGCATCAAGGTGGACGGCAAAATCTGCCCGCTGTGCGGCAGGGATTTGATGGCAAAGGAGGAATAAGGACATGGAAAGGACGACAAATTCTCATGATGCCCGCCGCGCAGCGGACTACCTGTCCAAATATTGTACTGATTGCGTTGGGTGCACCGACTGCATTTTTGACATCGGCGATGAGGGGCAGTCCTGCCGCATCAATAGCGGGTGCGCCCCTGTTGGTTGGAATTTACCCTCAATCTGGACGGCGCAGGACATCGCGCTTGCAAAGGCCATGATGCCGTTTGCAAAAACTATTGTCTGGCCCATTGAGAGAAATCCCAATCCGAATCACCGCTATTTTAAGGGCGATGGCCAGCGTACCATCCCGCTGCCGACATGCGCATTTCGCAACCTGCGCCCCGGCGAGATTGTCAGTCTGGCCGACATTGTGGGAGGTAAAGCTGATGCCCGATGATGTTTTGGAAATGATCGGCACGGCGGCACTGCTGGAACAGCTTGCCGAGGAATCGGCTGAACTGGCGCAGGCTGCGCTCAAGATGGCCCGCAAGCTGCGCAATGAGAATCCCACGCGGATTGTGTCTCCAATCTGCAAGAGGAAATCGCGGATGTGGAACTGTGCATCAGCATTTTGCCTGCCGCACTGTACGACCCCGCCGAGGTCGGCAGGACGATGACCGCCAAGCATCGGCGATGGAATGAACGGCTACACGATGAAAAGCTGTGGGAGGTTGACAGCCATGAGGATTGACATTCGGGACAGCAAATACTCCACCATCTACAACGAAAAGATGGCCAATAGGCGGCATACGTGGAGGAGCAAAAACTGAAATGAGCCATCCAACCACATACGCCGTTGACTTTGACGGCACCCTTTGCGAAAACGCCTACCCTGAAATCGGTGCGCCCAATTTACCCCTGATTAACACGCTCATATCACGCCGCCGCCTCGGTGCAAGGGTTATCCTGTGGACGTGCCGGGAGGGCGAGCTGCTGACCCGCGCGGTGGAGTTTTGCCGCTGTTTTGGTCTGGAATTTGATACGGTGAACGACAACACCGAGGAATTGAAAAAGGTCTACGGCACCAACCCGCGCAAAATCGGTGCTGACTACTACATCGACGATAAGGCCATATCACCCGATATTTTCGTGCCATAGGAGGAGATTTGCCATGAGTTTGAATTACTGCCCCGTTCCGGGCGCAAGCCAGCCCCGCGGAATGCGGTTCGATACCGAAAACAGCCGGTGCATCCCTGCCGAACGGATGACGCCGGAAGAAATGCGCCAGCTGCACCGCCTTACCATTGTGTACCGCCCCAGAGCCTGCTCGGGCTGCGGGCTGGATCACGACTGCTCCGTGCATGGATGTGCCGTCATCCGCAAAGTATTGCGGCTGTTGGGAGGTGAGGCAGATGTCAGTGTTTGAATTTAATTGCTTGTATGCGGCAAAAGCGCTATTTATGGTTTTTGTTGTCGCACCGATGCTTTTTATGCTGGGTGTTTCGCTGGTATATGCTGTATCGCAATTTCTGGGCAGCATCTGGAATGCGATCATTCTGCATCGTTTTCCGATTTTACGTTGCAAAAAGTGCCGCTACTGGGCCACCGTACAGTGCCCGCTGTATGGCCGCAACACGCCGGATGATTTTTGCAGCCGCGGAGAAAGGTGGTGGGATGACTGATGGATATTCTGCTCTCGATCATCGGTAGTGCCGTTTTGACCGTGCTTCTGTCTATTGCTTACACCGCCGGGGTCTGCGCAGGGAAAGCCGCCACCCACATGGAAGAAGATGACGAACTGAAA